TTCCCCCCAGCATTTCGCCACTCCGCCAAGTTTGCGGTTTGGCCAGCCGAGCCCTGCACCCTCTGAACGACAACAGCGGCGTCATTGCCTTGAATGTGCTGGCCGGCAACAGGTAATGCAACACCTACCCCTACCTTACCAGCAAGGTATACAGCGTCGGACGGGTTAGTGCCGTCTACGAATTTACCGCCGCCAGACCCATCCGCACCATCAGCACCCGTCGCACCATCAGCACCAGTCGCGCCATCAGCACCAGCCGGGCCAGTCGCGCCATCAGCACCATCAGACCCATCCGCACCATCAGCACCATCAGCACCCGCCGCGCCATCAGCACCCGTCGCACCATCAGCACCAGTCGCGCCATCAGCACCATCAGCACCCGTCGCGCCATCAGCACCCGTCGCGCCATCAGCACCATTAGCACCGGTCGTCACCTCAATAGTCACAGTTTCTACCGTCTCCGTCACGGCTACTGTCACCTGCTCGATCGTTTCTTGTATCGTTACATTTACCGCACTCATGTGGTTATATCTTTAATGATTTCAATCTGTCCAATAATGTACGTTTTCGTATCTCCATCAATGACGACTTGAAGGTCGAATCTCCACACCCCCACGTGGGGCAAGGAGAACTTATCTTTCCTGAAAATACCCGCTGCGGCATCGGTCAGCGTAATACCGCCACCTGTCGTGAAAGCGACTTTTACTCCTGCAAGGCTGAACGTCATTCTTACGTCCGCGCCGGTCAGGTTAATAGGCGCAGTTGTGCCTGCGCTGGTGGTGGTCAGCGTGAATGTCTTGGCGTCTATGGTATCGCCGCGAGGGTGGGTGCCGTAATTTAGGAATGCAGGTTCCATAGGGTTTTGATTTTAAAGGCCAATCGTGTTAAGGGTTAATTCGATAAACGAACCCTGTTCAAGGGTAACAGAATCGTCAGCATCTAGCACGCCGCGCTGAACCGCCACCAGGGTTGATGCGCCAAACACCTGTAATGTTCCCTCAATAATAATCATGTGAACGCCCGCCGCATTTTCAGTCCTGTACAGCTCGCCAAACGTGTTGCCCGTAAAGGCTTGCGTCAACACGCTTTCCCCCTTTGATGTGTAGGCGTTTACATTTCCTATTGTTGTTGCTGACGCGACGCGGTACATTAGCTCGCTGTTTGTGTTTTCGCCCTGAAAAATAAGCTTACAGCGCACGTCGTAATTCCCAACTGGCACATTTAATTGCAATTCAGCATCAGTTGCAAAGCTAGTGTTTGTGAGCGTCACCGCCCGATCCTTTGCCGCCCGGTAGCTGACTGGCTTATACTTGCCGCCCGATCCATTTGCGTCCACTATCCACGCGCTGTTGTTGTACGCTGGCAACGCAGCTGGCATATCAATGAAACTAGCTGACCCGACCCGTATAGCTGGCTTATCGCCTACGAATCTGAAGCCCCTAAGTACTGTATTGGCAGCATTATTATAATACCATGTATCATTTGAAAAGCTGCTTTTGTCCACCAGGTTGGACAACTCAAGGCTTGACGAAAGCGTTGCGCCCACGTTGTTCACGCGATGATCCAGCTTTACGCCTGTATCAGACGCCTGCGCAAAGGATTGAAACCCTGTGTGTCGGCTGCTGGATGCGCCCGCCTCGGCAAAATGCAGCTTTGTCCTGCCGACCGTCCCGCCCGTGTGGCTGGCTGCTGAGGCAACGCGGCCGACCGGTATGGTTGCCGAGGTGGAGTATATGCCGTTGCCGTCTGCGGCGGGCAAATTAGCAGGCGAATAGTAATAGCTCCCATGCTGACCGTCTAGCAGGTCAGCGTCAAGGTTCGTTCTGTTGATAAGGTTTTGCGGAACTCCATTAGAATACTTTTGAAGTCTTCCAGCAGAATTACCATACAGTACCCCGTCGCTTCCACCTCCTGCCGCTTGCGCACTAGGAAAGAAAGCTTGTCCGTCTGTTTCAACTTTGAATAATTCTGGCAACGCAACGACTGACCCCATCGCAGCGACAGTTGCGGGGAGCCCGCGCCAAATTAGCTCGGTACCAGTTTCAAACGAAGTTCGTGGCCACGCGATATTATCTGCACTTGAAATGTATTGCCCATTTACCAGCGGATTTGGCTCAACAGCATAGGAAAAAACGAAATTGCTGGAACCGCGCAAAGCTCCAATCGTATTGAGCTTATGCGTTGCGGTATATCTAAAACCTATGAAACTAACCCCGTTGATGCTGCTGGACCCATTCCCGCGCAAAAGCATCCCGCCGTTTTCTAGCATGGTCAGCCCGTGTTGGCCGGTGCCGTTTTGAATGAAGTTTCCAGCGGTATTCAAGCTTGTGTTCATGGTGTTCCCCTGCGAAAGAACCTCAGCTAACGTCTGGTCGTCCGTACTATCGTCACCCGCTGGTCCAGTATCGCCAGTCGCCCCAGTATCCCCGCGCGGAATAACGAAATTCAACGTTCGGTTTTGTGGCGTCCCTGCGTTCGTTACGGTGGCGTTGGTGCCCGCTGCCCCCGTCGTTGTCGTACCCGCCGCCACAGTTGCGGCAGCACCCGCCGGGCCGGTCGGGCCAGTCTCCCCCGCAGGCCCGGCAACAAGATTATTAGCCGCCACATATTCCATGAAATACCTAGCTAAGGTATCGAGCCTGAAAGCAGCCTGAAAATTACGCGTAAACGTAAAAATCCTGTCCGCGTTCTGCGGGTCGTCAATGGTCGGTAGCGTGTTAATTGTCTGGGCGCGGGCGCAGGTGCAAAGAGTTGCCAGCGCAATCATGGCTATGTATCTAATCATTAGTTTATTCTTTTTATCATTTCAATGTGAATGGTCAGCCCTTTTATGTCATTGGTGGAAACTGTTTCCACTTCAGCCCTAAAATAGCCTGGCATAATATCCACGCTGGCCGCTTGGACCGAGCCCAGCCCGCCGCCATCGTGGGTAGCTACTGTGTACCGGAATCCAGTTGCGTCGTAGTATTTTAAATTAACCTTTGCCGTGCCGCCCGGGTTGACTGCGAAGGCAAAATGTACGCGGCGAATGTGCCACCCTTGCCGCCGCTCGGGCCTCCAAAACCAATCGGACAGGCCGACCGTAAACGAATCACTAAAACCATGTATCTCGGCGTCCTTATAGTTCACCCTAAACAACTCCCTAATCTGTGATATACTGGCAGCGGTAGGGTAAATAAACGAACCAACAGGTAAATCAAACGCGGCTGTTTGAGAAGCGACAGCAACCGTAGTAGTGGAGGGTATGAGCCAAACCACTTCGTTTTCTACATAATAGGGCACAGCCCCATCATCAGATTCCAAGCCCGGAATAAACCCGCTATCGTACAAAATTACAAAGTCCTGCGTCTGACCTGTTTCGTTATTTACCACCCGTACAGTATCGCCAGCAAAAAGTGGGTTCTCTGACGTGTCTATTTGAAGGCTGGTCACCGTTGCGCCCCCTGTAACCAATCCGCCTAAAACATCAATGACGTTAGACAATCCAACAAGGACGCCGCCTGGACCATCAGGCTGGGTCGGCGGTGTTGGCGGCGGTGGCGGTGCTGGTGGCGGCGGGTCAAAACCAACTCCACTACCACTAACAGTGATTGGCGTACCATCATCGACATAAAACACAAAATTGCCCGCCACCTCAACCCATCGGCCCCGCCATTCATCCCTTGCTAGGTCAAGCGTAGCGGCCTGCATCATGAACAAATCATCACCGCACCCAAACAGAAACTCGGGATTGTAGTCCGGCGCAATCAAAGATATGTCTAGTCGTTGCCGCGTAGTTTTTTGCAAGTTCAGGATTGCTTGTGAGCGTAAGGCTCCCAGCTCGGCAGGAACAGTATTAAGGTATGCGCCACCTGCCCACCGCCTCCACCCGGTTGTGCGCTCCCACGCCGTGCCGTTTGGGCTGTACTCTATGCGCCCAAAGGTGTTGTCGCCCGGGCCATCGCCAAATAACATCGTGCGTTCAAGGAGTACAGAGTTTGCGCCGCCCCCGTCGGTTCTCGGCTCAAAAAGGGTTTCAACATACTGATCCTCTATTGATCCAGATAGCAAAGACTCCATACTAAGGCCAGTAATACTGGCGACCACATTACGATCGACAATGGTTTGTTGGCCAGAATTATTAAACCTAAAAAGCCCAATGGCGGTAACCCTAAAACGCAGCCGTCCCGCCCTTGGCACGATTGGAGTAGTAAAGGAAAAACTAGCCTCAACAGCAGGGTTATTGTCGGTCAGAACATGGAAATAAGCCAACTGGTCGGGATTATTAGTATTCCATGTAATTGCTGAATGCGTTACCCCTGCGCTTGAAACAGTATAGGACCGGCTAAGGCTAACCCCCTCTGTTACATCGTCTTCGTCAACAATAACGAGCTGAATGGCAAACAGATAAAAAGCATTGGGCATTTCTACCGGGTCGCCGTCCGCATCTACAATAGTGCCTGAAATAGTGCCCGACACCATGATGCGCCCCGCGCCGCCGTCCGTTCCAAAATTGTTAATCTCCGCGAATGGCGCGGACAGCCCAACAGGTTCACCGATAAGGCCCGGGGTAATGTTTTGCCTAGTGAAATGTCGGTAAATCAAATCGACACCTTGCAGGGGTGGGAGGTAGGTTATCTTGCCGCCCGCAAGCACTACCGCGTCGTCGTCCTGTAAATTGCCTATTTGATTAGAATAAACAAGCCAGCTAATAGCGTTTATTGGGGCCAACAACGTCCCGCCAATATCGTATCGGTGAAAGTTTATGTCGTTAGCTGTTGCGCTGGCGTTTGTGTCTGTTGCCTGTGCGTAGCTGGTTAATTCTGCTATGACATACCTCCCCTGGCTGTACACTAGGCGGCAACCAAGCAGCGTTAGGATTTCAATCAACACCTCGTAATAGGTACGAAATGAAAGGTTGCCCCGATCATCTACCGTTCGTAATGCTTTTACAGATAACCGAAGCCGGTCAATCTGGCTAATAGCGGTGGTTGGCGTCAATCCTTCAGGCCAAAGGTTTGTATGTATTCGCAGGTATTCCACGCCTGTAGCGTAGTAGTCAGCCAGGGGTATTTGTTCAAATATGCGGAACAGGTAATCTTTTATTGTCACCTGCTCGGCTAAGTCTCCGTGATCGTAATCAATTGTTTTGAGCCGGGCAATTCCATCCGTTGCCACCACCTTAAAATCCTTTGGAAATCCGCCAAAGTCCTCTGTGACAAAGTCTAAAATTACAAATCCAACCCACCACAAATCTGCCCCTTTGTGAATTCTCAAGCGATATTGCAGCTCAACAGCCTCCACCATGCCCTTGAATATAGCGGCTTCCGCTAGGGTGTTGACAGTAAAAGTAACCGTTTGCTTTCCTGTTATGATCCGAGCGTCTATCTCTGTAATATCATCCTTGTACGCGATTGACGCGTCGCGAATGCTTAAATCTACGCCTGCGTCACTAGGTGCGCCATTATCTAAGTAGATATTGTACGTTACGCCCGCAAGGCTTACTATGCTTGTGTTTATTACAGTAGCCATCTAGGTTCTATTGTAGTTTGAATTCCGCAAAACGCCTTCAAGCGCATCACCACTAATATAAAACCGCACGTCGCCACCTGCTTGCTGGCGATTGTTTCCACCCATATTTATCATACTTTCCAACCGATCCAGCGGCACCACAGCCTCGGGCCCGGCCTCGCCAATCAGCGCAAGTTGCGGGCCTGTTGTAATACCTCCAGCCGCAAGCGCGGGGATGTTTAGGCCATTCAGCGCGGACGAAAATAAAGCTGAAGCACCCGCCCCGGCAGCTGCGGCCAGCGCGATATTGAAAGGGAAAGGAACGGACTTTAGCGCACTTGCCACCTGGGTAGCAACAGCAAGTTTTATCTCGGCCGAAATAGCGTCTCGAACAGCAGACACTACCGCCCTACCAAAAGCCGTTACGGCACTTTCCCCCCTGGCCATTGCAGACGCAACAGTATCGAACGCGGTGCCAGATACCGCCCTCAATACTTCTATTGCTGAGGCCATTTCTCCGAATTTCGTTGTAACGCCGTCCTGCGCGTCCTGAAATTGCAATAGGCGTTCTTGCAACTGTACTACAATTTCGTCGGTGGGTAAAAAGCCATCCTCATACGCGGTTTGCATGGCCTCCTTTGTGAGCGTTATCTTTTCTGCAAGCGCGTCAAATCCCTTTCCGAAGAACCTGGCTTTTGCGTCTGTTTCCTCTAAGGCAGTACCCAGGTTGTCGCGTATTTCTTCGCCAATTTCCTGCATTACCAACCTGGTGCGCTCCAGCTGGTCAATAGACCCAATGGACACGGGTGTTGCGGTCAGTCCTTTTAGCCTCCCTTGCAAGAACTCAACATTGGCCGCGGCCGCAACAAACTCATTGAAAAAAGCGCTAATTTTCTTGCTGCCTTCATCGGTTAACTGGACTACTTCATCAGATAGCGCGGATATGGCAGTAGGCACGTTTCGTACCGGGTCGCCCGCTGGCGCGGCAAATGTATTTCTTTCCGCTTCCACGCGCTCAGGGGCTACAATGCCTTGCGGCAAAATAGCGTCCTGCTCGGCAGTAAAGCCGCCAATAAGGCCCGCAAAGTTTCTTACCGCTTGACTAGCCACCACTCTTTCCAGCCCCCCGTTCAGCGTCTCCCTAAAGGTCGTAACAAAAGCGTTTGCAACGTTGCGGCCTGCGCCACCGCCAAGCGTCAGGTCAAAAGCGTTTTTAGCACTTTCTAAGGCAGATTTAAAATCCCCCGACACAAACGAAGATATTGCAGATGCAACGCTTTTTACTACCTCTACAAGGGATAAAAACCCCTCAATAACGCCAGATATAATACCACCTATTACCGCAAAAACAGCATTAAAAACGCCGCCTACGGACTTAAAGGCCACGCCCATGTCCGGCAATACTCTTGATACCAGGCCGCCAATAAAGCCGCCTACGGCAGAAAACACTTCGCCCAATCTGCCAAGTTGCGACCTAAAGAACTCGCTACGATCATAGGCTCGTTTAAACCCAATTGCGAGCGCGGCCATTACCCCAACCGCAATGCCAATTGGGCTAGTAACAACCGCTATAACCTTGCCAAGGCCGCTAAAGGCATTAGCAAATTTAACAACTGACCCTATTCCACCGCCCGGAATAATAAGGCCAATTGTCGCGCTAATTGGCTTTAATAGTTTTAATACAACACCGGCCGGGGCTGCAAGTAATTTAAAACCCGACACTAGCAAAGGCAAAGACTTTGCTGCGGCACCAAGGCCCAAAAATAAAGGACCAATGGCCGCAGCACCCGCCGCGCTAAAAACTATAAACCTTTGCACGTTTGGATTTAGATCAGCAAAGCCTTGTGACACTTTGCCAACAAAGTCGCCAAGCCGGGCTAGGTTGGCCTCAAGATTTAATGCTTTTGCAATGGCCTCGCCAAGGGGCTTTATGCCCACCTGAACGGCATTTGCAAAGGATTCAAAAGACTTAGCGAGGCCACCCTGAACGTTTTGGAACTTCTCGTTTTGTTCAATGGCGTCTGTCAGCCTAGAAACAAACTCCTCCATACTAATGCCTGTGGCACGTATTCCTTCCGCTGTTCCTGAGCCAAATTCCTCTTTAATGACAGCACCAAGCGCAGGCATTCGGTCCAATATAGTATTAAGGTCTTCCTGCTCAATCTTAGATTTACCAATTATTTGATTGAATTGGCGCAGCACTCCTCCCACGTCGTCAATAGACGATCCGGACACGGTCGCGGCAATACCGAGCTGTTTAATAGTGCGCTCCGCCTCAGCAGCCGCAAGGCCTGCGCCCACTAAACGTTGTTCGCCCAATGCGGCGGTCTTTAGGTCTAGCGTAGTCCTTGTATCAAGGACAATTGCGTTTAATCGCTTAAAGGCTTCTTGGCCCGCACTTGCAGACCCGCCAAGTGCCGCAAGACCCTTCTCTAGCCGATCAAATTCTGCAAATGTTTTAACCGCAGCACCGCCTATTGCAATAATAGGCAAAGAAACCCTAGTACTGAGCTGCTGGCCAATTGCCTCAGCCTTAAAACCGAATTGTTTTAATTGCTTTTCAGCACGATTTAGGCCAGCCCCTAATTGGGAAAGGTCAGTACCGAGTCGTATTAAGAGGTCAGATTTTGGCATTTGATTTACGGTGGTCGGCTTTTGCCTCCGCGTCCATGCGGGCAATAGTCGATAATTGTAGCTCTTCCTCTTCTGCTGTCAATATGCGACGAGCTGACGCAGGTTTATCACCAGGCAAGGGCAATATGTCGGTAATGTTCAGCTTTTTATAGTGTGGCCGCATTGCTGCGTACATCACCATTCTAGTTTGCTGAAGGCTCATATTGTCCATGTCCCGCCTGACCTTTACCGCGTCGAAAAACTCGGGTATGGTCAGGCGGTCAAAGTCGTCCAACGATAAGCCTAGGTGCACAAGGGCTACCGCTTGGTAATCCGTTTTTTGGGCTTTCCCGGCGTTGCCTTTTGGGGCTGATCGTCTTCATCGGGCGCGTCACTCATCGCAATAATGACGTTGGCAACGAGCTGCAAATCTTCATCGATGGCCTGGTCAAAGAATTCAATTGTCGGGCATTCGCGCTCATCTTTTGCTGCCATTAGCCCAGACCGAACCACAGCGCGGACCATAGGGGTGACCGCGTCCAGGGGTATGTCCATCTGAGACATACGAACGAGCATATCGTTAGCATCCTTCAATGAATCATACCCAAACAGCGGGAGTATGCGCTTAATGGCTGAAAAGTCAAACCTTACTGGCCATTTCTGATTATCAATCGTTACTTCTTTCATATTAGGCGATTGTGGTCTTTGTGATTGCGCCCGTTCCGGTGAATGACCCGGACGTGGTGGAGTTTTCCTCCACGGCAGCATTGATTGAAAGCTCGGACAGGTGCGCGCTTCCGGCGTACTGCGTATCTCCCGTTTCGTCAGTCGTAAACTTCCAGAGTATAGGGGTGGATGCGTTGAAAATATCAAACAGGTCTGCGCTAGATTTGACATCTACCGAGTTTAACGTTTGCAACTCAGAGGTAAACCCCTCAAATGCAATGCTGAACGACTTTTTTCGTGATTCTTGCGTTGCCCACCCGCCAATATTGTCCTTGTGTACTGTTTCTGCAAGCTCTTTCGACATAGAAAGGCTGCAAGAAGTGGCGCGGCCAACTACATCACCATCCACATACAGGCGCAGGTTGGTTCCGTTTATTACTGTTTCGGTCATTATTGCTTTATTTAGGTTGTAACCCGCGCCCGGTAAGGCTGGATAATTTGAAAATATTGTTGGTCGTTATCGTATGATGCATCTGATTCATCGTCGAACCTGGTGCGTATTTTATTGCCTTCGGCCAATTGCTTGACCTTCCAATTCAACGCAGTTTTTACCGCCCTGGAAACCGCTCGTACAGTTGCGTTATCGGCTGCAATACTGGCCACATTGAAAGTCCACCCGTCCGATATAGGGCCATCTTGCGTTTGTTGCTCTGATTCCTCTACTTGTTGAATCAGCACGTAAGGAGCCACAGCGTTTTGTGGCGCAATAGAGGGATATACCCGGCCAGCAACCAGGTTGTTTAATTGCGTATTGTCCCGCAGCATTTCGTATATCCCTGTCTCTGGGTTCATTTAAGTAATTTTAATGCCGCGAGTATTGGCGTGGTTTTTGATTGCTGCAAGGCCGGCTTTTTCAACTTCTGATATAATAGTTGAAGATGTGGCGGCAAGCGCAGGTGCCAAGACTTTTGCGTTGAATCGTTGCGCTGATCCGAAAACCATTGCGGCGTAATACGCATCGGTAGGCTGGCCAGGTCCGCCGTATTCCATAACCCTTTGCTTTGCGAATTGAGGGCCAACAAAAACGTCTGTTGACTTATTTAGCTGAATCCTTTTAATTGATCTGCGCAGGTTGCCAGGATTGTACTTGATTCGGCTGCCTGACGTATATCTGTAATGCGTCTTTGTGGATTTAGGAGCAAGGGTTCTGGCGGCTTTTACAAGGGGCCGAGTTGCGCGGGCAAGTATTTTCTTCTTTGTCTTTTTATCAAAGTCGTCCGTTGACAACTTCACCTTCCTGAGAAAGCTAGTAATCTGCGCATTTGTGCTTGCGCTATTCCCTACGCTTGGCATATTAGATAGTTTTATTTTCCCCTATTTGGAATGCGTCAATTAATAGGTAAACCTGACGCATTCCAATTGGCAAAACTGAATCTATTTCATAAATCTTGCCATCGTAAACCAATCGCTCTTTTGTGCTGATTTCGCGGTCGCCCTTTCGGATCGTAAAGCGCACAGAGGTGCGGGTGGTTATTTGGTCGGAAGTAAACTTTTCATCGCTTCCAACAGGCATAAATTCAGCACCTGCGTAGGTAATAAATCGGTCGGTCCACGTTTTGACCTCCCCGCCCTCAGCATCACGAGCAACAGTAAACCCTTGCACCGTCAGCCTGGTATTCATTTTTCCAATTGCGTCCATGCTATAAAATTGTAACACGTTCCATATCAAGTATCGCCTTTGACGCTGTTGGGAATCTTCGTACAGAATCGGCAGGGTTTTCGTACCAGCCGCTAATCAATAAAAGCATAGCTTGCTTGATCTGGCGCGGCACGTTTTCAGGTTCATAGCCAGCAGTATAAGTGACCTTAATGCGGTCACCAATTGGCCATTTGTCGGCAGGGTACAGGTCGCAAACTTTGCTGGGCGTAAACTCGTAATCGTCAGCAGGTAGGGTAACTTGTTCCTTTAGTTCGTCGCGGTAGGTAATGGATTGAATTGAAACGGCAGGACCGTACAATTTAAAATCTTCAAACCGAGTAAACAACGTAAATCTAGTTTGTAGGCAAAGAATGAAACCAATATAGTTTTCACAATATCCACGAGCCGCGCCAATCAGGGCTAAAATCGTTACATCGTCTGTATCAAAGTCCACCCGTAGGTGTTCTTTTACCTCAGCCAACGTCACGGGTTCGGCCCCAATTATGTTTATGATCGTAGATACTCCGTACATTATCGCTTTTCTATCTTTTCGGGTTTACGGCTAATGCTTTTCCGGGCGCGTTTTGCTGGCGTTGCGGAGGGCGTCAAGCCCTCCGCATTATCCAGGTATTCCGCTAGTCCGCGATCCGTCCAGGTCTTCGCTAACAGCTCCGGCAAATCAACCTGTTCGCCAGATTGATAGGTAAATCCGCTGCCTGCGATTGACTGAATTATTGTGACTTTACGAAGCGGCATTGGTCAGTTTTTTAACTGCTTTGGTATCGAGCAGCGCACCATCCATCCGCGCAAAGGCCGTGAAGCCTTTTTGTAGGTTTGCGATATACAGCTCGTTCATTTCAGCCATCGTGACGTCACGCGTAATGCGGACGCGGTACTTGCTGAAGTCGCCGAACAAAAGGGGGACGTTGCCAGCACCAAGGCTAGCAATGTCGTTGTTGACTGTGTATGGCTTGCCTTCGAGCAGGTCAGGCACGCCTTCGCGCATTGACAACTGCCACAGGGGGGAAGCGTCACCAGTTCCTAGTGCAAGCTTACGCAGGGCTGCAATGGTCAGATCGTTCAGCATATAGCGGCCATTTGCCCGGTATGCAGCGTCTACGCTGTGTTGCAGGTCAATGATCTCGCCACGCGTAACGCCAGCAGCCGCAGCGGAAGTAACGCCAGCAAGCGCACCGGTTGCCACGCCAGAGGGCTGGCCGGATCCGGTTCCAACAGTCAGGTGCGTATTGAAAATTCGCCCCAGTCGTTCGGCAAGGATTGGCATGATTTCAGCCTCCAGGTTGATCCCATTGTCTTGCATCAGCTGATAGGACAGCTTTACGATGTCAGACGTGTAGGCGTAAGCGCCTAAGGTGATGGAGCCAAAAGCGATGTCCTTTACCGCAATGGGCGCGTTTTCCGCAACAAGTCGGCCAGTTACGCCAGTCTCGTCGCTGGACGGGAAGGGCATAGGCGAGCCTGACAGGGTGCGAATTACGGTAGAAACGTCAAGCATTCCACCGTATGCGGCCATTGATTTAATCAGCTCGTCGCCGAACTCCTGGGGGACTGTAAAGCCGCCCAGGTTGTTTGTTCCGACCGATTGCGGATCAGTCCCACGGCTCATAATGCCGCGTTCCTCGGTAGACATATTGCCAAGGCCCGTGCGCAGCCATTTATCAAACGCTGCCCGGTATGCGCCTTTTTGGTCTGCGCTTTTTGGCGCAACCCCGCTTCGGTCCTCCGATTCGGCTTGCTGGTCGGCAATCAGGGCCATGTTTTGCTTTACGCTCTGTCCGCGGTGGATTTCAGCAGTAAGCGCGGCAATGTCTAGCTGAATCTTATCCCATCGCTGCGACATTTCATCAGTTACGTCTTTGCCGTTCAGTTGGTTGTTCAGATCGTTCTGCTCATTAACCAGCCGGGCGCGTGTCTCAAGAAGTTCCTTCTCGGTTCTCATATTGCTCAGTATTTGGCACTTACGCGCCCGTTATAAAAATGTCGTTTGTATTGATTTGAATTAGCCGGGCGCGAATTGCAGCAGCTTCCGCCTTTTGCATTTCGTCCGCTTTTGTTCCTTCGTTTTTTTGTCGGGCATTAAACCGACCTTTTGCCGTCTCAAGCGCACGAAACGCAGGCGCAAGGCCAGCCGAACGGACGCCAGCAGCCTTGTAGGCCGGGTAAGTCACGGGGGAAACATCGAACAGCTCATCAACGTCGAAGTGATTTAATATCCATTGACCATCTTCCGATCGCGTCATTGACCATTTGCGCTCTGTTTCGTCTTCCCAATCGACCGAGAACGCAAACGAGCTCTGGTTCACGTCGCCACGATCAATGCTTACCTTGAGGTCGCGGGCATAGCTGACATCTGCCATTTCGCAGGCGTAATTCAGTCCGGCACTATCGGTACCCACTTCTAAGGTTCCAGACGTGTTCCTGCCGAGAATTAGGTTTGCATCGTGATTAAATAGGCATCGTATATCGGACTTTGCCAATGCGCGGTCAAACGCACCAGGGTGAATAATTTCCCTAAACCCGCCCAGGTCTTCAGACAGCACATTGAAAACTGAACCGTGCCCGTCAATCCGTAAAGGGCCGTTAGCGGCCCCTCCGGCTTGAGACCTGGTAAAAACGAACGGTACAAAGCGTCGCTGAACGCCTGTCGGTGGGCTATTCCTCTTCTCCATTACCTAGCTGGTTTTGTGGCACTTCCGCGCCTTGTTCTATTTGTCCTAATCCCGCCATTGGGGCGAAGTTGACAGGGTACAAGTGTATTTTGCCTTCGCCCCCGGCAATAGGATTGTAACCCTCAATGGCGCGCACCTCATCCCTGTTTAGGGTGCCTGTGCTTAGCATCATGCCATGCATTTTTGTCCGCGCATCTGTGTCGCCGCGCATTAAGCTATCCAGGTTAAACCTAAAATAGGAAGCTGATCGGTCGCTAAATAATTTAGTCAATTCTGCCTCCCAACGCTTGACCCAAGGCCGCAAAGTGTGCGTAACAAACTCCCTGCCCTGGTGCTCAATGTTGTTGTTGGTGCTTCGATCCAGGGCACTAAGCATATGCATAGGAACGCGAAAAATGCGGCTAACGTCTTCCGTTGTGGCCTTCATCATTTCGAGCCATTGCGCATCAGCAGGGGATAGGCTCAATGCCTGGTATTTCATTCCGCCTTGGAGTACAGCCGTGCCGCCCGAATTGCCAACACCACCGTTCGCACGCTGCCAGCTGTCGCGGTTTGCCTCAGCCACTTCTTTCGTAAGTGCCATGTCGGTAGTAAGGACGCCAGACAGATTTGCGCCATTTTTCATCAGCGCAGACATATAGCCTTGCCCTGCTGTCCCGAGGCCAAACGTGTCACGGTGGGTGGTGATTGGGCTTTTGCCGGTACCGTTCTCGCTGTCCCAGACCATTGCGCGAATGTGGAGCACGTTGTTGGCGTCTAGTACGATATGTTTGCCAGTCGTAGACGAATTTATGGTGTAAAACAACTGGCCCAACTTTTCGTCGTAGTCTATTTTTACTAGGGTGTTGGCGACGTGCCGAAGCTGAATTGGCTGACCTGATCCGTTCCGAATAATAACAGCATAAGCGTTACCATGCAGGGTTGCCCACGCTTGCATCGTTTCTATGAAGGTTTGCCCGGAATAAAGGGGGTGTGGGTTGGTCAGTAGCTTAGCAACAGGGTGCCGGGGCTGCTTTTCTCGACCGATTCCGGCATCTGTGTACACGTCCCAAGACAGCGAACTAATAGATTCAGAAATGACCCGCAAGCAGGCCCAGACAGCCGTAAGAGACTGGGCTGTTTCGTGGCTTACAACTTCGCCCGACTTAGATTGCGCTCCACGCGAAGGGCCAAAAAAACTGGTGTAGTTTACAACTTGCTGGTTGTCCCGTTCCTCGGTTTTAGGTGTTTTGGGGACAAAGGGCGCGCTTTTCGCCCTAAAAGATGGAGCTGAAAATATGGAAAAACCCCGCGCTGTTGAGCGTAAACCTGCAAACATGTGCGCAAGGTATTCTGCCAGGCCAATGGTTCGCGTTAACTTGGTTAACATAAACCACCAAGCATCACCACACATATATTTTCCCTGCGCTATCTCCCCCTTTATTCCCCGAAAGCTTGCTTTTCATTACCCTAAAGCTTTCGTAGCTGTCATACCGGTGCGGGAAGCCGTACTGGCGGAGCGTGGCCTCGCATAATGCCCACGCATCCTTGTGACTACATGCGTTGTCCTGTACTTCGCGCCAAAACTCAATAAAATACCCTTCCGCAAAAAGCATGGCCGTCACCCTGTCAGGAATCACGGTGCAAGGCTCATCTGTATCAGTTACGTATCTTGGTATCACATCTTTGTTTTAGGTTACCACACAAAGATTTCGCCTGTCGATTCTTGTTCGTCTTCCTTGTATTCCAGGTAGCCAGCGTAGGCCATTGCGTTTGCAACCGCCGCGTCTACTTTTTCCCTGCTCCTTGATTTGTCGATTCTTACATTGCCGCCAGCGTCCTGTTTCAGCATTACGTTTTGAAAGCACCAAGCCACGACTGGGTTGTTTTGGTGATCCCAAAGCCCATCCAATATTTCCTTTTCCATCCCAAGAACCGCAGGGCTAAAATTCATGAACGACTGGTTAAAGGCCACCATTTCAATGCCCTCAATCAGCAGCTCGTTAATGAGCTGAGACGCGTTAAATCGGTCATAATTAGCGTGGTGCACTTCAAAAACCGAAAAGTCGGAAATTATTTGCGCCCTTATATACTCGTAGTCTATTGTCTTTCCTGGCGTCAATGTCAGCCAACCGCCTGCCGCCCAGTCCATGTAAGGCACTTTATCCTGCATAGCCCTGTGCTTTGCCCGATCTTCAGCGCACCAGGATCGTGAAATAGTTCTAAACTTGGGATCGTCTTGAGTAGGGGGGAACACAAGCGACCACACAGCCAAGTCCTTTACTGTTGCCAAGTCTAACCCCCCGTAGCACAAGCGGCCATGTAAAATCTTCTCATCAAAATCAGTAGACGCTTGCATATAGTCCTCCCGCTTAATCCATGTCGTGTTTGTCTTTTGCCACCTGTTGAGGTTTTTTGTAATGAAGGAGGTCATTCTCGTAGCCCCTTCAGTTACCGCTGTAACGTACTGCGACCGCAAACCTTCCCAAGGTGGAGCCTGGCCAATGCCAGGGTTTGACTTTTCCCAATTAGCCTCTACTTCCCAATCGTCTTTATCGTCCATCGAAAAGATCAAGGGGAAAACTTCATCGTTTTCAATAGACCCCTCAAGAATAGATATATACCGCTGCTCCAGCTGCCAAAGCGTCCCCAACACGTTAAAGCCCCGCGTGGTTGTAATAATCAACAATGGCTGCGCCCGTCCTACTGATCCAGATTCCAGGTTGTCAGGTATAGACGAATCCCTCGCCTCGTGGTATTCGTCCACACAGGAAAGGTGGGGGAACACACCATCTAAGGTTCCAGAATCGGCAGAAATAGCGCGGAAAAAAGAACCGTCCGGGCTGTTATCTAGCGCATCCAATTTACTTACCAGCTCATAGTTTTGTTGAGAATTATACACCCTAATATCCGACATTTTACCTTCCGCCTTTAGGTAGTCCATCATGACTTTGCCGGAATTCCAGCAATACAAGGCTTGGTCCTTTTTGTTAGCAACGCTGTACACCTCCGCCGCCTGCTCGCCGTCAAAGAAAGCCATCAAGACAGAAATAGCACCCGCCAACTCGGACTTGCCCCCTTTTTTAGCAATGCAAAGCAGCACCTTGCGCGTTACGCGCAAGCCAGAACCTTTGTGCTTTAAGCCAAATATGTAAGCCAGAAAGAACTTTTGCCAATCCATCAACTGAAACCGCTTGCCCTTGAAATCCCCTTTGGTGTGCTTGAATCCGGAAATGACATCAATTGCCCAGCCCGCCTCCTCTGCATCAAATACGTACCGCGTGTCATTCATCAGCCGAACACACCGCTGCACAGAAAGCAACTCCAACCGCCCCGCCAGCCGGGTGCCGCCCAGGACGGAATCAATGTAAGGTTGCCAAGAATCCATTTAGGTACCGGTTTGGCGGGGCAATTTACGTAGCGATGTCGGTTTAGCTTTCCCAGCACCGGCCAGTTGAGACTTTACCCGCTGCTTTCTATCTATTTTCAGTAGTACCGCTTTTGCATTTGCCATTGCGTCAGCTTTTGCCATCGGGATCCCGAGCGGGTGCTTGTGCTCTACCCCGTTTTGATCGGCCATGGTATCGCCTTCATCTGCAATTTGCTGGCGAAGTCGTTCGTAATCTGAAATGTGGACCGCGTACATGGCCAACATTAGGCGGTCCGTGAACGTAACCGGCTCCGGCAAATCCGGCAAGGTCTGCTCGTAAACCAGTCGGGCTATATCGTCGAGGTCGATAATGTTTTGCATCATGTTTTGTTTTAAAAGCAACAGGCGTCAAGTTTTTTTGGTCGAGAATTATCATTTACTTTCCCCCCTTTAGGCCGGGGATGTACTTGTTGACACAAATTGTAGGATTAGAACCCCCTACCACCCCCCTCCTGCCCTCAGCGCAGCCTAGTCATGTCTGGGACGCACACGCTCGCTATCTATCCAATCAGCACCCCGTTCTGTTGCTTGCTCAATCAGCAGCAGCTTACCAATGATCGCAGCACGATCATTGGGTACAAGGCCATCAATCCCCTGCACGGCTTCTACCACGTAGCCTCGCTGTTCGTATGCCCTTTTTCTATTATGGTGGTGGTGGCACATGGCCATATGATTGCTATCGTCCCATACCGCCCCACCCTTGCTGATCGGCACAACGTGGTCCGTCACCCCATCGGACACGTTGCGCTTGAGGTCGCGGCTGTACGATAAAGTAACACCAGTAGTGCGCCCTTCCCCATTGCACACCTCGCAACAGCTGTTTAGCTGGCGGTACCGCTTCGAGTAGTTCCGCCAACGCCTTCCATTGTAAAAGGCATAGTCGCTATGTGGCCTGTTGGGTAGCATATCTTAACTTGTAGGGACGCCACAAAGATAGCATAGGTCACGTAAGCGAACAGCCCAACACTAAAAACGCCACCAGTCGCAATGACTGGTGGCGGGAATAAAACCAAATAACACAACACATACTATATTTTGGAAGCGAGGACGGCGACGATGCGGGCATTTGCGGCGTAACCCTCTGCTCCCTCCCACCATGCTTTTGCGAAAGCGGCTATTTTGGCCGAGTCGTTGGCAGATAAGCTGGACATGTGCGCCACAAGCTTTGCCGTCTTATTTGCTGATAAGTGGGCTTCTTTTGCTGACGCAGCAAAAGATTTAGCCACGATCCATGCTTCGTGCACGTCTTTGGCGGACACGGTGGCAGGGTGGGCCATGTAGGACATTACCAACCTTCCGAGTGTTGCTGCCGACAAGTCGGCGTGTTTCTCTGAATGGAAATAAGCGTTGCGCGCTTTTTCGGTGCCTTGCAAGGCCTTAATAACGTTGTCGGCAGCCTCATTTGATAGCGACTCGAGGGCGGCAATAAATGCAGGCTCTTTTGTTTCGTACATCTTTTTCATTTTTAGTTGGTAGCCAGGGTAACTTCAATTTTAGCCCCTACGGCCTGGGCGACCTTTTCTAACTTGTATAGGCTGTCGATAAGACGCTTCTTGTCCCGTGTCGAGTTGTTTGCGTCGCGGTCAAGTGCCGCGACAATCTTGCATGGCGGCACCTGGTTAAGCCAAGTTCGTAGGGTGGTGACTTGTTTCATCTTGTTTGATTTGTGGCGTCAATGCCGCCAAGTTCAGCAGAACAAACCGCCCTGCACCCCAAAGCCCCGCCCCGACCGGTTAGGGCTGGAGCGGGGTGGGTCGTAGTGGTAATCTTAACCACAGTACTGCTGATCGGCTTCGTATTGCTTGACCAGATGGTCAAACCCGGAGTAGGCGCGGTCTACGGTATCGGCAATCGTGTCTTCGCTATACACTGTTAGGTACTGGATCGCAATAGCAATCTTACACTTGCTGTACTGCTGGTAGTGGCTTAGGTTGTGCTCCAGCTGGAGTACTTCCTTGATGTACTTTTTGGTCACTTTTAAGTCTTGGCCCTTGATTGTTACGTTCTTCATCTGTTTGGATTTTAGAAAGGCCGCAACATTGCTCCCTTCCTTCTACTGCAAAGATAGTCCTTTCAGACTTACTGCGCAACTATTACAGACTTTATTTGCTGTTTTAGGTAAAATAATTCTAAAGGGCTAGTGTTTACTGGTGGGCTGGCGCAAAAAGCCCCGCCCCGACCGGTTAGGGCTGGAGCGGGGTGGGTCGTAGTGGTAATCTTAACCACAGTACTGCTGATCGGCTTCGTATTGCTTGACCAGATGGTCAAACCCGGAGTAGGCGCGGTCTACGGTATCGGCAATCGTGTCTTCGCTATACACTGTTAGGTACTGGATCGCAATAGCAATCTTACACTTGCTGTACTGCTGGTAGTGGCTTAGGTTGTGCTCCAGCTGGAGTACTTCCTTGATGTACTTTTTGGTCACTTTTAAGTCTTGGCCCTTGATTGTTACGTTCTTCATCTGTTTGGATTTTAGAAAGGCCGCAACATTGCTCCCTTCCTTCTACTGCAAAGATAGTCCTTTCAGACTTACTGCGCAACTATTACAGACTTTATTTGCTGTTTTAGGTAAAATAATTCTAAAGGGCTAGTGTTTACTGGTGGGCTGGCGCAAAAAGCCCCGCCCCGACCGGTTAGGGCTGGAGCGGGGTGGGCTTTAGCGGCCTCATTAATGCTTTTCATGGCTTTTGGTTTTTATCCGCTTCGTCTCGTGCTCTCAGGCAGGCGTCCAGTTGCTCGAAGGCGTCGTCGTATGCCTCAGCGGCTTCGTAGACCGCCTCAAACATCCCGGTGCGGCTCGACTTCGCGGCGTCAGCGGCAGCGGCCTCGTAGGCGAGAAGTAGCTCCTTTGTGCGTACCATCGCGCGGAAGTAGGCGGCGTTGAATGCTAGCTTATTGCTTTCCATAGCTTTTAGTTTTAAGCAACGGCTGCGGCGCAGTAGTCCGCCTAAACTATACCTTTTTGAATGTAGCTCTTTACAACCGCCTTAAACTCGTCTAAGGATCGGGCGATAATGTACGCGTGGCCTTTGCCAATTACATCCTTCTCAAACTGCACTTGGCTGAAACGCTGCCTACCCTTTTGGGTTTTTAGCTCGACAAACAGGGTGTGGAACTCGCCAGCTCGGTAAAAGATAGTCAAATCAGCCTCTCCGTTTATTGCGCCGGACCGCAAGGCTTTCGCCCAGGCTCTCGCCCCGCCCACCAGCTTTGCGCCATTCATGGAACCGCGAATCAGAATCCCAGGAAACTTGTACCCAAACCAGTTTATACATTGCTCCTGCAACATTGATTCTTTAGCGAAGCCTGACGCCTTGAACTCTTTTGCTGTCATCAAGCGTTTTGTGCCAATGCGCTCGGTCCTAAGCTTGCCTGTTAGCTTTTTAGGCAGGGCTTTATACTCGTGGCTGCTTAACGGTTTCTTCATGGTTTGCGCTGTTATTGCGGCACTAAGTTACTCAACAATTAAAGAGTGGTCGTTTTTTATAGTAGTCAACGTGTGAGCGTTGGCATTATAATAGTGCGCCAACCATTCGGCCGTTAGGTACATATTGCCCGATCTCAGCAGTTGCGCAATTTGCATGCGCACTTTTATCGACCTGCAACGTTTTGGGGGCCTTGGGTTGCGGAGCAGATTCTTTAGGGACACGCCCGGTATGATCCGTTCGGCTTCCTCCTGCATTTGGGTGTAAATGGTGGTCATATGGCAAAGTATTTTCCATTGCTGGCCATTTTAACAAATCCCCGCTTGGTCATTTCTTGCAGGGCGTCTATGATCGTTTGTAGTTCCACGCTGGTTGCGTTTGCAATCCGCTCGGGCGACATTGAGCCTTTTTGCCGAACCAGCGCGTTCAAAATATCATGCTTTAGGTCGGCAAGGTCTACTTGCCTACTCGCTATCCTGGCAGTCATTAGACGCTTCCAGGATAGGGGTAGTTGGGTCGGGCTGTAGGAATAGTCGTATCTCATAACTTATAATTTTCTGAATGATTCGCCAGTTAGCAGCATGGTATGGTATTGCTGGAACAGCCTGTCGCTGATCCTTTCGTCTGAAAGTGCCTCGACCAGGCCGGGCCGGTTCGGGTTCCCGGTGGAGGTGGGCACGTTAGTGGTGATAATTGTTTGCCGCCCCTCCTGCTTCCACAGGTGGTGACGGTTCAGCAAAATATCAGCCACTAGGGTTACGTCGTTGCCAAAATGCTTGTACCCAATATGCTTTAGGCGCAGCTCGTCAAGGACAACATTGCCCTTAGCTATTGACTGAACAGGCTCCAGCGTGGATCCTGTGTACACCTCAGTGATTAGCTGGTCCATGCTGGTTAAGGCGAACCGCATACCGCTTTTGTATTCGCTAGCCAGCTGTATGCTGGCATAGTGCGCAGCAATAGCCAGGGTTGACTTGCCCGTCCCTACCCCACCAACCAAGTATAGCGACTTGTTTGCGGGGATGCATTTGCCCCCCGGATCACCATGCCATTCGTTCAGTCCAACCAGCCAATGAGCAACCTGGGCGAGGGCGTTTGCCAACTGGCCCCCACGTGGAACGACTGGCGAACGCCCGGTTTCGTTCAGCACTTGTATTTTGTAGGCGGTCCACAGTAGCGACCTGCTGGTCCGATACAATTCAGCCGGGGGCAAGGTGGCTTGGTTCACCCCCCTCCCCTTCATCATTGTGCTGTACAGCCGCGCACCAGCAGCGGTCAGGCGGTCGTCAGGGCTGGCTGGGTCGCGCTCCTGGTTCAGGCTTGCGCCGTACTGCTCTTTGCGCGAATCGGCAGCCAAGTCGGCTGGAGTTTTTAGACTTTGCAAGTAATCTGCAAGCCAGGCGCGTTGCTCGGGCGATCCTTGGTTACGGATCATTCTTTGCCGAATTTTGCCAGGCGCATCTCTTAGGAAAGGATTACCAACCGTTAATTTTGCTGTAATCGTACTGGCTTGGGTTGTCGGTAGGCTGGAATCGTGTTGCATCGCTATTGGTTTTTTTGGTTTTGTAAAGTGTTGCAGTCTCGGCCTGATTGGCCTCCTTGGTGGCTTGGTACTTGAGGTAGCCACCTAGTTTGTAGATTGGGTTGTCGCTTAGTGGGTAGCCCTTTTCGGAGCAATGCTCGACGTATCGGGCGACCGCTGCAAATATGTTGCTGGGTAGCTTTTTGATGCCGGCCCGTCCCTGTGCAAACTTAAGCTTGCGCTGGCCGTCTGGGGTTTCGATTTCGGCCATAACGCTTTTTGTGGCGTCCTCTAGCTCGGTGGGTAAAGGTGCTGGCTTAGCATTGGGCGCCAAAACGCTGCCGCCTAGCTCGGCCTTCATCGCCACCACCCGGGCTTGCAGTTCAGGCAATAGTCCTGCTTCCCCGCCCCGCTGGAAACCTTTTTTTGCGGAACTTTTTTGGAAGTTCTCGGGCGCATCGAACGCAAGGTCTATTTCTTCTGCCGTAACTGGCAGATTAAGAATTTTTTGGAAATCGCTTTCCTTCCTACCATTAGTATTCTCTATTACTTTAACCATATGTCGTTCGGTAGCCGAACGGTTGTCGTTCGGTAGCCGAACGGCCGGACTGTTGGCGTTCGGTGGCCGAACGGCCTTGTAGGCAAAGGTGTCCCAGTTCTCAGTAGTTCTTTTTTGCGCACTATTGGCAGGGTTCACTTCCATGAATCCTTTATTCACAAGGCGTCCTACCATCTCGTGAATAGTCGATTTGCTGATGCCTAAGAAGTCGCTAACCTGTTGGTAGCTATTCTGAGCCCACCCGTCAACATTATGGGCAGAGTTTTGCGTCTGATAGTACAGGTCAAGGACGCAATACTCGTTGACATTCAACCCTAAATCCAGTCGGGGCTGGTGTTGAATCGTTGTAAAAAGCCAACTCATTTTATCGTATTTTATTAAATAAAAAACGCCGCAAGGACCATGGTGGGGGTCCGAGCGGCGAGTTGTAGGAGATAAAGAAAAAGGGGGCTTGTGAAGGGGGCTAGCCTTCTCCTTGTAATTTGTTTTTGCTTAGCGCGCAGCTAGGCGGGTCTTGTTTTCTTTATCACCTAGAACCCAGGGCCAACCGGATTGCCTGCAAGGTACATACGCCCTCCCCTACCATGCAAGCATTCAGCACTTTATTTTTATAAATCTGTGCTTTATTTTTTAGTCTGAGAAATAAGAGCTACTTTTAGCCCGTCACCAAACGTATTGTATTATGTCAGCACTAACTGGGTTCTTGTACCTGTGCGCCCTGCTTGTAAGCCTGTTGGGCTTCGCAACACTATTGATTCTGCTGCTAATCCAGCACTCAGCTAAAAGCCAAGCGGTCCTAAAGCCTCCCGAACCGGACGAGCATGACCCATTCCAGGCTGAACGCCCTACCCTACCCCCCGACTTTGCACCCGCGCCCGCGCCAAAACCGTACAGCCCCTTAGGTGGCGATATGGAAGAGGTAACGCCAGAACAGGTTGCCGCCGCGCTTAGTAGGATTGACCTAAAGCGCAAATCATCAATCACATTAGAAATCACAACAAAATGAATAAGCCTACCCTGGCCGACCAGCTCGGCCACTCCCTCCCTATCATTAGCAGCACCGCCCGAACCGCGTTTGTGGCTGCTCACTTCATTCTGGCCTTAGGGTCAGGATTTGCGATCATGTACCTAGTCATAGGTGCGGTGGAAGAACGCCTATCGCCATGGTTGGCCTACCTACTTGCGTGGGCCGGTTCGCTGGTGTGGTATCGAGCAATCGAAAACCCGCTACGAAAATTCATCCTTTTTGCCTGGGCGTATAAGCTAACAGATCAGCAGGAACGCAAGGAGCTTAGCAAAAACCTCCAGCGCACCGGCCGGGCATCGGGCTGGGTAACATTGATCTTACTGGCCGTCACCCTATCCCTATCGCTGCTGATTAACGTCGATGTAAGCGACGCAATTACTAGCGAAAAGGAAAGCAATGTGGAGATAGAGCAGTCAAGCCAGGTCACCACCAGCTACAACCGTGACGTCGATATACTGCGCGATCAGGTAACCGCCGCGCAAATTCAGGATGCCGCAATGGTTCAGGAGGCAAAGAAAGACGCTGCCGAGTGGATCGTACAGGCGCAAAACAGCAAGGGGCCCGAAATGCGTAGGCTGGCGGCAAGCGGCAATAGCTGGGCTGTACTTGAGTTGCGCGGAGCCATTGGCCGCGCAACCAGTCGGGGCGATAAGCATGTAAAGGCAGCTAAAGAGTCAGCCTCCACCCCTACCCTCCGGGCCGAACTGACAACGTATTTGCGCACCAGGTCGTCGGCACGGGACACGGTGGCGACCATGACGGCAAGCCTGGTGGCGGGCCGACACGCTGAATACTTAGGGACAAAAGGACGGCGCAATTGGATGCTTTTTGGAGCCGTGTTGTCGGTCCTGATCGTGTTTATCTGGACCGCACGCCTGCTCGTGCTGGCCTGCTTAGAAACGGGTGAAAGCCTTGAGGATCAGGAGCCGGGGGAAGGGATCGCAAAAGTAGCGTCCCGGTTGGCTGGCAAGCTGAACGCAAAGCTGGCGCAAAGGCTCGACCAGTCGTTTGGCGATAAGCTGGTCTTGGCGATTGTACAGCAGGCCGAACCGATCAGCCTAAAACCTTCTGTGGCCCCACCAAAACCTTCTGTGCCGCCCCTTGCCCCTACCCCAATAGCCGCCACAAAACCTTCTGCAAAACCTTCTGTAATTGTCGCCGTTTCTGTCGCCGTTTCTGTCTCAAAACTGGGCGTAGTGTTCGATGGTGTGACTTATACGCCAGCCGCCGCAATGGACAAAATGCGGAAGTGGTACAGCCACTCAAAGACTGCAAAAAAAGAAGGAACGCAGACAAAAAACAGACAGAAATACCTGGCAGCCAAAAACGGCACGGCTGAGTATTTTACTTTTATTGAACGCGCCAAGTCGGTCACAATTCATCAGAAATGATAGATTACCGATATTTATATTTGCTCCGAATCAAAAAGCAGGGTGCCAAAATTAAGGCGCAAACGGACATTGCTGTACAGCTCCCCTTTGCCGGGTGGCACGAGCGCAGGCTCCATCGTAGGTTCGCGTCAGACAGGTACAGCGACGTGCGGGCGATTCCTAAACATCAGTACTTGCAGCGCATCTGCAAAATAGGGATCAGCATGGATGCGGAAGGGCGTCGTGTACAGTTTGAGCGCAACCCGGAATCTGGCAAAACCGAAACATTCGCCTTCACACCTGGCCAGCAAGCCGCAGCCCGCAACCTGATCGTAGCGTATTGGCTATCTTGGCAGCTGATAAGGTGGGGTGGGGTGGCGGTCGTCACGCTGTGGCTGCTATCCGAACCCTGGCGGTAAAAGCATTTTGTTTGGATAATAATGTTTAACGCCTGCGGCCTATGTGGCCGCAGGCCTTTTAAAACCGGCTATAAAACCAAAAGAATGATCTTAAACAGATTAGGCAATAAAAAAAAGATTGCAAAGGATGTAATTAAATACTTCCCCGCGCACGATATGTTTATTGATATGTTCTTCGGAGCTGGGGGGATATTCTTTAATAAGCCAATGGCCAAATACAATATATGCAATGATCTTGATGATGATGTTTTTAATCTGTATAGGGTTGTGCAGGAACAAAAGACCGAATTGGTGGCAGCGTTTGAGTTGATGCCAATTAGTGAGGGCTTAATGCGGTATTGGAGTAGCCATTTAGAAACCGATCCGATAAAAAAAGCGGTCAGGTTTTTAATGTTATCCAATTTCGGATTTATGGGTAGACCTGGCACGCTTCTGCTGGGAAAATTTAATGCAAAACAAATCATCCTTAATAGGGTCGATCAAACATTTGAAAGGATAAAGTTTTGTCAGTTTACTTGTGTTGATTTCAGGACTGTTTTAGGCAAAATTGTGTTTAAAGGTGAGACGCACAATGATAGAATTTTTATTTATGCCGACCCGCCATACCTGAATACCACTAATAACTACAAACAAGGATTTACCGAACAAGACACTATTGATTTATTTGAGCTGCTTATTAAAAGCGGCATTAAATTTGCCATTAGTGAGTTTGATAATGAGTTCGTAACAGGCCTGGCAAATGATTATAATTTAAACATTATAACAATAGGGGATCGTAGAAATATGAAAAACCGCAGAACCGAAATTCTGGTAACCAACTATAAAAACCCGCTATCTTTGTTTGAGTAAACAGGTTGGCTAAAGATCGTTAAGCACTAATCACGTATCTTTGAACCGTTACCAACTTAATTCACCGTCCAGGCACTTACGAAACCAAATCGCGGGACACGTAAATCAATCCTTATGTCAAACAAACCTGTATTAGATTCAGGCCCAAGCGTTACCCTAAAGCCGATGAGCTTAGACGAGTTTAAGGCTAGGAATAGACGCCTTGAGGCAATTGCCCAGCTAGACACGTCAAGTGGCGTGTTGGTGTCTGACACTTACTGGAAGCCCCTTCCAGGAGAGAAGTTTCTTGGTCAGTTCGTCGGAATTGACGTTCGGGAGCTGGACGACAAGCAAAACCCCGGTCAAAAAAAGGCCGTGCCCCACGCCATATTCGACACGTATGAACTCGGCACTATTAGCCACGCTGGCTGTGTGCTGATCGACACAATAGTTACGGAGGTGCCAATCAACGCTGTTGTGGAGGTGACCTATGTAGGACGCCCTAAAAAGGCCATGATCTTTGCCGTCCGGGTCATCAATCCTGATGGTTCAGTACTTGACGTAAAAACAGCAGATCAAAATGAGTGACCACCTAGTGACGCCCGAAGAATTCAAAAAGCTTTACCCCGACCTGGCCGCAAAGGCTAAGATCGACGCTACTGCCGATGATCGAGAAGTCGCTTGGCTGGAGCAGAAAAGGGGCAAATTCGGTGCATCAAGCGCGTCGGTTTTCTGGACGCCCACGCTAAAGCTGGCCAACAATGCTGGCTTGCAAAAGTACCTGATCCTAAAGGCGGCGGAGATGGACGGCCTAATAAAGGGGCAAATTAACGCGTGGGCAATCCGGCACGGTAACGACGAGGAACTACCTGGCGCAATTGACTTTATGGGAAAGTCTGGGCTTCCATTAACTAAATATGGCGACGATCAGGAATGGATTGCATGGGGGGAAAGCGACCAAGTAGGTTGCACCCCCGATGGCCTGATTAAGTGCAGTTACAAGATGCCAGGGTCTGATGTGTTTCTAAAGGATCAGCTGATCGTGTTCGAGCAAAAGAACCACGACACGATCAATGCTTATGAAGAATTTGCGTCAATGGAAAGCGGTGCGGAATTAATTAAGACGAGCCTTGCGTATGGCGTACAAATGCAACATCAAATGATGGTGACAGGTGCCGTAGCGGGCATATTCCAAAGCCGGTACACTAGGACCAGAACAGGTAAATCGGAATTATCTTGGTTCGTTGTCCCTCGTGATGAAGCCTTTATATCCGCGCACAGCGCAAGGCTACACCAGGCAATAGGGGAGCGCGACGCCTACCGCATCAAACGGAACGAGCGAAAGCTGTTAGACTTAAAACAATTTGTATCTCAATAGGATGATAACCTACACAGGCCATATCAGACAGGGCAAATACCTGTTAGACCGGGGCGAGGCACTTAGGGACGAGGCTGTTGCCCTGATAGGGGAGGGTGGGGCGTTCGTTCTGACTATTGAGCCAATGCCAGCTGGCCCAACCTCAGCGATGCACAGGTATTACAGGGGCGTAGTGCTTCGTGCTGTAATTGATGCCCTGAACCAGGCGGGCAACGCGGTAGACAATACAGAAAGTAGCCGCCTGATCGTGCACGAGCAAATGAAAGATTGCCTGTTGCCATGTCGCACAAAGATCGACACGCGCACAGGGGAGGTGCTTGAAGGGGTGCCAAGCACGTCTGAATTGACACGTAAGCGATTCGGGCAGTACATTAGCGACGTGGCAGACATGTGCTTGACGCTGCTTGATTATGAAGTCCCGCCACCGCCTGCGTACTGGCTTACCTTAGATCAGGAGCTGAATAGGGCACAAGAATAAAATAAGTCTCTCCGCGTTAGTTTGGTGACCCTTCCGGCGCGATGATGAGCAGGCCCTTGTTGACATTTGTTGACAGGGGCTTTTTATTTTTGCCTAATATTTGATTTTGTCATGAAAGGGGCTTATATTTGTAGCGTCACCAAGCATGAATACTATGTCAGTAGCCCCAATCCCGACGCCCGATAAGGTGGTTGTCCTCGCTCTTCATCAGCGGATCCCAATTACCTACTGCAAAAAGTCGTCAACATTCGCCCTGCGCGTTAGCGGTGATGACCACCGCGTGGACATAGAGGGCTTGGCTAGATTTTTTAAGTCTATCCAGCCCCTAAAAGGAGACTTTGGGTGGCAGGAGCGCGACGGCGCAACCGGCAAGCCATGCGGATGGTACTGCCCGCATGGCAAACACGCTTACAATTGGTCGTATGACCGATGGTACGAAGCCAAAGAAGAATTAATGAGATTATGATTTGCACACCCCGGCCGTAGTAGTCGCGCCGGGGTGCTTTTTTAATGGAGCTGGATTACCGGCCCCAAGCGGAAAAGATAAAATCGGTACAAATGAAGCTGAGTATTAAATGGCCAAAAAAGTACTTTGACTGTACTACCCACAAAACAGAAACGATGAGCTACCTAGAATGGCACGCGTGGGCAGAGGAAAGGGTAAAAAAGGGCGACGAGCAAAAGCAATGCCCTAAATGTAAAAGGTGGTTCTTCGAGGACTATTTTTAAACAATTAAAAATGATCAAAATGGATAAGGATAAAGAAATCGCAGCAGTACAGACAACTATCGAAAACTGCACAAGGACAATCTCCGCTTTTAATTTCATGTAATAACGTGGCGGCCTAACACGGCGGGCAACCGCACAAAACAAAATGAACTATGGTAGCTGTTTTTTGCCGTACCAGGCACGATTTTAATACAATGAAATTTACCCCAAAAGAAATGTTCGTTAGGGTTTCTAGCGTACAAGACATACAAGGAATAGACTTTACTGGGGTAATCCAATGCACAGATTGGCACCTCGGAGATTCAGCCATTACAGACGCCTTTTACCGCCTCAAAGGTGTTCATCCTGAACTCTTTACAAAGCAAAACCAACCATAAAATTAGTAATCTTAGAAAGCCCTTACGCGGGCGACACGGAACAAAACCTAAAGAGATGAAAAAGAGTATTGTTACAGATCGGACAGCAGTAGCCTTTCAGTCCGGAAACAGATTTCGTTTCCCAGATGATGAAACCGAATATGAATTTTGGGATATTGAGTACAAGACTGATGTGCCGTTGATCACTTACTACGACTCAGACAAGAAAAGAAAAAGACAAGGGTTTCACCTTCTCGACCTGATTAGGGTTTAGCAGAAAGCCTTTCTAAATTAACCAGCAGGAAACCGCACAAACATTACAATTATATGATCGCTATTTTTTGCCGATATTATGACGACTTCAATGAACTGGAATTGTACCCCAAAAACATGTTCGTTAGGGTAAAAAGCGTCCAAGACATCCTAGGTGTAAAGTTTACTGGCGTAATACAATTTAAAGGTTGGTACGGAGCAGACCAAGCCATTATAGACGCCTTTTACGAGCTTAAAAATAGTCAGCCGGAGCTGTTTTTATTACCGAATAATGCCCAAATCACCCTGCGGGCGACCGCACAAACCACAAAAAAATGAAACCTTTTCTATTCAATAAAATTTGCGCCAGGCAATGGGAGCTAGTAGGATGCCAGGCGATGCGCGACCACCGAACCGAAACAGTCGCGGCCCTCCTTCATTACAGCAAGTACAATAGTGATACAAGCGCAAGGCTGTTGCTGATCGAAACAGCGACCGGAATTGCGCACACCGACTTGCACGGGCGAAGCCTGTTGGGGTTCGGGCAGACGGACGGGAAGGTGTTTGTTCAGTTTCTGTTTCTGACCATATTCTTTTAAAACGCGGGTAACCGCACAAAGCAACATAAAAATGAAAAACACTAACCTAGCATGGGGCGCAGCAATAGCAATGATTGCCCTATTCCTATCAACGAGTAAGCCGGATCAGCCTTGCGCTGAGGGATCGGGCTACCTCAGCAAAAAGGATACTCAGATGCCTTGTCTTGCGCAGCACACCTATACAATGCAGCAGGGCGTAGCGGGCCAGTTGACGTATAGTGCCACGCCTGATAGTGTTGGCTATGCATATACACGTTCAGGCCATAGTTCTCAATCAATGAAACTAGCAAGAACAGCAGATGCGGTGCGGGAGTGTGCGCTCGTCCACAACGACATTCTGAATAAAACCCAATATGGCGGCAGGTAAGGCAACGTTACCGATGATGTACCAACCGGCGGGAAACCGCACAAATCAAATAAATATGGAATCATACATTTTCACATTCGGCATGATCCACGCCCACCCAAACGGATTTGTGCGTGTAACCGCGCCAAGCTACTGCACCGCCCGACAAGAAATACTGAACAGGTACGGGCAAAAATGGGCATTACAGTACAAGGAGTCTGACTTTGGACCGCCCGATCAGCAAAAGTATTGCCCCGACGGGTGCAAGGAAAGTTTTACACTAGCCCTACACGGGTATCGAATGATAAAGCCTACGATAGGGCTGCCAGGGGGCTATTACGCCTATTTTGAAACCAGCCAGGTAAAAACTGGAAACCACGGGACGGTCTGGTATCACTCGCCACTCCATGAAAAGGATTTAAAACGGTATGGATTAAGGCCAATTTAATCCATACCGTTACTCTAGTCCAGCACACAAAAGCCCTGCTACCTTAATTGGTGGCAGGGCTTTGTTCTCATAGCCGAAGCGGCACAGGCTAAATTTTAATCGGACGGTCTGGCGCAATCCACGGCTTATCGGTAATTAGCTTGTACAGTATATTACCGACCGCAAACAGGGCTGTAAAGATTAGATTAAAGTTGCCGGTCAGCACAGCGTCAACCAGGTTTTGCAGCACCGGGGCAATGTCGTAGCTGGCCACCCAGGGAACGATTGCGGCCAGCACGGCAACCAGGTAGGTCGCCACGTTGCTATTCCAGACCAGCTTAAATCCATCTTTGAAGAATTCCCGAATGGTTCCCCAAAAACCCAGTCCGGCCGCAAACGTGGCGCCAATGAAGGCAAACAGGGACGTCGTTACGTCTTCGGGAAAGTCCAGCGCAGCCCCAATCAGCAGGAATAGCGGAAGCAAGGACTGGAGGGTAAAGTTGGTGGATTTAAATGGCGTCCACGCGCCACTTTGTTCCTTTGTGATTTTTACAGTAGACATAATACATTCATTTAGGGTTATTGCCGCAAATCTGTCCGGCGCAGTTGTTTTTTATGCGTCTAAGTCCTTTTTAGGGGCCTTGGTTTTAGGCTTTTTATCCTCGGCAGTAAGTCCCGGTATAATGCTTTTCATTCGCTTAATGATGTTCACACCGGTTACTGTCTCCACGTTCTCCGCAAGGCTAAAGAACTCGGTCAGGCATATACCGAACGCCACGACGTGGGTAATAGGAACAGGCGGGAAGAAAGTAATGCGCATTTTCTCGGCCACCGTAATGACGATGAAATAAAGCGCGAACTTTTCAAGCGTCCGATATATGCCCCTGCTTACAATCTTATCGCCCCTTTTCTTAGCTGCCCTAATCCCTGTAATCAGGTCGCCGACCACCAGCAGGAAGGCAAGAAACACGAAAGGCCATACCGGCTCCATGAAAGACAGGAAAACGCCAAACGCGGCGGCTGAGTAGCCTCGCCAGTACGCCGAGTTGGCGTAATTGCTTAGGATGCTAAGGTAGTGGTTTGTCATTTTTATCTTTTTGCGTTCTTGGCGTTATGCGCTGAAATACGCACTCAAGGCACAGGGTTTATATTGTCATAATCAGCGAGAATTGCCTCGTATTGCGACCACGTAATCTTTTCGTCCGCAACGTCATCCCGCATCTTTTGTGCAAACTTGTTGCGGTCTTTTAGGTGGTCCCGGCGATCTTTTTCTGCCCTTATGGCTGCTCGTCTTGCTCGCCCGTCCGGTGTGCTTTTGAACATGCCAAATGCAAAGGTAAGTAACGTTAGTATTTCTTTTATTTCTTTAATGTTCATAGGAAAAGTATTAAGGCGGCAATGGAGTAAAGTGCAGCAATTAGCGTGGCGGTTGACAGTAAAAGAATGGCGCAATACCCGCCGCCTCTGGGGTCGGCCATGCCTGGCCCCCAATTGTCTGTATCGTGTTGATCGCAATCGCGTTGATCGTCAGGCAGCGGGTCTGGCTTAGCAACCGGTGGCTCTGGTTCAATAGGCGGCACCACAGCCACCACCACAGGCGCGTAATGATCGCGCAGCTGCTCTGCAATCAATTCGCGCGGCATCATCTTACCTGGGCAACTGGTCGCTACATACATATCGTGCCAGACCAGCTCAAGCTGCCGCCCGAAGTGGTCATCTTCCCCCACCAGGGCCTCGTGGAGGCTGGCCAGCTGGTCAGCGGTTGGCGGGTGATTGTCCATGTTTCCGCGCAGGCAGATAGCCAGCGTGTCGTGGTTCCTTCCGCCGCCACCGCAATGCCAC